GAGTTTAGCCACCGCCTTAGGGCGGTTTTTTTATGGGTGAGAATAATGGATTCTACAGAATACTTTTGGCTTACTCGGAAAAAAGAACCTAAAACCAAGCCTAAATCCAGACCGCTACCTAAAGCGAAGCAAAAATATCTCGAGGCTGAGGCAACACTTAAGGAAGAGCTTGAGGATTTGGCGATTGGATTTGAAAGTAAGTTTCAGCCGATCCATACCAAACACTGGCGCTTTGATTTTCATATAGTGAAATTGCGTTTGCTCATTGAAATTGAGGGTGGGCCCTGGTCTGGTGGGCGTGGTGGAAAGCTGTCAAATAAAGCATGGAATCTTGATCGATATGATCTTGCTGAAGAGATGGGATACAAAATAGAGCGCTTTCATCCAGATTCTATTTTGTCGGGATATGTCATCAACTGGATAAAAAGTGAATTAGCGAGAATTGAAGATGGAGCAAATAAGACCATTTCCACCGACTGATTTTATTGATCAAGCTGAAGAAGAGGAAGCAATTCGTATTGTTCCAGCGCCCGATTTAAAAAATTGGGTTGTTGCTAATTACTTAACTATTGGTGGACCTCTTTATAACCCCGATCATGATCACATAGCTGAACTGCTTCACGATAATGAAGAATTTTTAGCATTTGCTTGGGCCTCTTCTGCATATAAAAGCAAGCAAGCTATGGTGTTAGGCCAGTGCGAAAAAGTCATGTTCAATGTTGGTGGCTGGCGTAAGGCCAGACAAGAGCAACAGATGCGAGACTGGTTCGGCTTTGTGCCAACTTACTTAATAACTGTTGATGCTACCTTTTGCGAAAAAGCAAATGATCGTGAGTTTTGTGCTTTGCTTGAACATGAGCTTTACCATATAGGTGTAGAACGTGAAGAAGACGGCGAGATTATTTACAGTGATCATACTGGCTTGCCAAAGCACTATTTAGCTGGTCACGATGTGGAAGAGTTTATCGGTGTTGTTAAACGCTGGGGTGCAAATGAAAACGTTAAGCGGCTTATTGAAGTCGCTAAAAACCCGCCGTTTGTTTCTGATTTAGATATTTCGAAATGTTGTGGAAACTGCGTAATTACCTGAGCCTTGAGGCTCTTTTTTTTTGGCTATTTAGGTTGACGTAGGTTGACAGGATTGAGGATATGGCGGCTCTAAAAAAAGAGGTAAAACTCTTTATAGTTCGCTCACTTGCCGTATTTAATACACCCACAGAAACTGCTGAGCTCGTCAACCAAGAATACGGGATAAAAGTTACTAAACAGCAGTGTGAGAAATACGACCCGACCAAACGGGCAGGCGAGAACCTGAGCGAAGAATTAAGAAAAGATTTTGAAAAGACTCGCGAAATGTTTTTGGGTAAGCCTGAGGCAATCCCTATTGCAAATTTAGCGGTGCGTTTACAGCGCTACGAAAGCCAATATCAAAAGCACAGTAGAAACCGTGTAGCAGCTCTAAGCATTCTTAAGCAAGCTGCTGAGGACATAGGCGGCAAGTACACGAATAAGACTGAAATTACAGGCGCTGGTGGTGGTCCATTACAAAGCGAAAATATTACCTATGTGACTGCTACCGATGAGCAGGTAAGGCAGGCGATAGATGAACTCGAGAACGAATATTGATCCTGTTAAAGCCAAAGCTAAACGGATTAAATGTGAGAAAGAACATTTATTTTTCACTCGTGCTTTCTTCTTGCCACGTATGGGCTTTAAGTTTTCGGTCAATTGGCATCATGAATATATTGCCGACAAGATTGACGAGGTAATTGCTGGCAAGGTTAAAAACCTAGTTATTAACGTTCCACCCGGAAGCGGCAAAACTGAATTACTTACAAACCTTATTGCCCGTGGTATAGCACGTAATCCTCGTTCGCGGTTTCTGTATTTGTCTTTCTCACAGTCACTAGTTGAGGATGTATCGGCAACAGCCAGAAACATTGTTAAGTCGGAAGACTTTCAGAGTTTATGGCCAGTAAAGATTTCTACCAGTACGGATGCTAAGTCGAGCTGGAAAACTACCGTTGATGGTTATGATGCTGGTCATGTTTATTCTGCATCAATGGGTGGGCAGGTCACGGGTCGCCGTGCTGGTACATTAGCGGATAAAGGCTTTACCGGTGCAATTATTCTTGATGACCCATTAAAGCCTGAGGATGCATTTAGCCAAACAGCAAGACGTAAAGCTAACCGTAAGATCTTAAATACGGTCAACTCGCGTAAAGCTAAATCAGACACGCCAATTATTCTGATCATGCAGCGTTTGCATGTTGAAGATCCGACTAACTTTGTGATGACGGGTAATGTACCTGGTGAGTGGGAGCAGATCAGTATTCCCGCGCTTATCGATGATGAGTACATCAGTAAGTTGCCTAAAAAAATACAAAGCAAAATTCCACGTGATGTTGAGAGAGATGCGAAAGGCCGTCAAAGCTATTGGCCGTTAAAAGAATCATTGCAATCGCTATTGCAACTCGAACAAGGCGGACAGGATAAAGACGGTGCAACAGTATCCCGTTATACATTTGCAAGCCAATACATGCAAAACCCTAAAAAGCTGGGTGGTGATCTTGTTAAGGCTGAATGGTTTGGCCGTTATGTTGAATTACCTGTTCTTAAATGGCGTGCGATTTGGGCAGATACGGCGCAAAAGACAAAAGAACATAACGACTTCTCAGTGTTCTTATGTGCTGGTCTTGGCTATGACAATAACCTTTACATCATTGACGTGAAGCGTGGCAAATGGGAAGCACCAGAACTTTTAAAAGAAGCGAAGTCATTTATCAACAAACACAAGGATAGCAACACAAAGATTGGCAAGCTTCGTTATATGGCCGTAGAGGATAAGGCGAGTGGTACCGGTTTAATTCAGTCCATATCTAAGCAGACCACTTTACCAATACGTGCGATTCAGCGAAGTACTGACAAACTATCAAGGACAATGGACGTCATTCTTTATGTTGAAGAACGCCGTGTCTGGTTACCTGCTAATGCACCGTGGCTATTGAACTACATTGAAGAGATTGAAGGCCTTACTGCTGATTGGTCACATGACCATGACGACCAGTGGGACCCGACCATTGATGCGATTAATGATTCATTAGCCAAAAAGCCAACTGTATTTGATTAGAGGAAATTATGGCTGAAACTAAAAAGCTCGATGCAATTGGCGATGCAGGGGCATATACAAACTTTGTCTCAAATATTGGTACCGACCGTGACAAAGCTTCACATGGTTCATTCGTTAAGAAAGTTATTCCTGATGAGCAATTAGAAGCGGTGTATCAACACTGGTTGGCTAAGCGAATCGTCAACCGCCCAGCAAGTGACATGTTACGAGCTGGATGGTTCTATGAAGGGATTCAGGATAACGATTTATTAAAGCTCAAAGAGGCGTGTAAGACTTTTAACTTAGATGGGGTGCTCTTATCTAGCTTGGTCCTTTCTCGCTTGTATGGCGTTTGCTATGTGCTTCTAGGAACTGTGGACGGCGGCAACTTAGATCAACCGTTTGATTTAAACAAGTTAGGCGTGGGGCGTTTAGAGTTTTTCACGGTGCTTAAGAAAAAGCACATTGAAGCTGATACCAGTAAATACTTATCGCCTAAGGAGGCAGGTGGACTTTTAAAGCAGCCTGAATTTTATAAGTTAAAGCTGGACGGGAAATCAACTCAAAGAATCCACCATACCCGCTTATATAAGTTTGGCCATGCCGATGTAGTTAATGAAGAGCCGGTAAGTGTCTTACAGGAAGTTTATGAGGATCTACTTGATCATGCTGCCGTAAAGAAAGCCACTGCTAGTCTGGTCCATGAATCAAAAATTGACGTGATTAGAACACCTAACTTGGTCGATAAGATCAAAGAGGATATGAAATCCGTAGCTGAACGTTTTCTTAGTGTCGGATTGCTTAAGGGCTTGAACGGTATGATCGTTTTGGATAAGGATGAGGAGTACGACTCTAAATCTTATAGCTTTGGTGGTTTGCCTGATCTTATGCGTGAATTCTCAATTCAAGCTGCTGGCGCTGCCGATATGCCATATACAATTTTATTTGGGCAATCACCTGCAGGTATGAACGCGACTGGTGAGCATGACACTCGGAACTATTACGACAGTATTGCTACCAAGCAAATATGGTCCTTAAAGCCTTTCATGATGAAGCTTTTAAGAGTGATTGTTCAAACTACATTTGGACGTCAGATTCCAAGTTTGGACGTAGTATTTAACCCGTTATGGCAATTAGACGCTAAGGTCCGCTCTGAAGTTGAGAAAGCTAACGCAGAACGGGATGCTAAATATTTAGAGATGGGCATTATTACAGAGCCACAGATAGCAAAACAGCTTGTTATTGATGGTGTTTATTCAGTGATTGATGAAAAACATATCAAAGAGCTTGAGACAATGGTGAAGCTTAATGACAACGATAATTCAGATCCTGAAACCCCACCTCCAGCAGGCGAAGAAACGTAAAAAAGGTCGTAAAGCTTCCAAGCCGAGAGCCGTGCACGTAAACCGCCGTGTAGAGCTTTATTACACACGACAACTACTGGCTATTTCAAAATACTGTCAGGAACAAACAAAAGAATTGGTTATTCCTACAGTCGGCCAGAATATCGGTGATGCTTGGTTCTCAGACATGATGACGGCGTTTAGGGAAAAGCTCACAAAGTATGTTGTTGAGGTTTCGCGACCGTTGGCCACAAAAGTTGTGACTGACACCCAAAAGGAAGTGGACAAGCAAATTGCAGAGCACACTAAAACGATTATTGGTGTGGATCTAACGCCGTTCTATCGAGCTGCTGATATTCAGGATGAGGTAGATCTAAACATTACGGCTAATGTCAGTTTGATTAAGTCCATTCCACAGCAATATGCCGATAAGCTTGAAGTATTAATTACTAATGCTTTGCAGACTGGACAAACAAATGAAGAGTTGGCCAAAGCTATTAAGCAATTAGGGTTATCTACTGATTATCGTGCGCGCCTTATTGCTAGTGATCAGATGGGCAAGATTAACGGCCAAATCAACCAAGCCCGACAGCTTTCGATGGGTGTTGAGACATACACATGGCAAACGGCCAAAGACGAGCGAGTGCGGCCAGATCATCAACATAAGCAAGGCAAGACATTCAGATGGGATTCACCGCCAGATGGAGGACATCCCGGTCAGCCTATCCGATGTCGTTGCACGGCATTGCCTAACTATGAGGATATCTTAATTGACTGATTCTAACGCTAGCGAGAAATGCTGGAAGTGTGGGAAGGACCACGGTCCAAGAAGACCCACTCCGCCGATTGTTTGTACACCCCCATTAGTTAAAGTAGATGGAGTAGAAAGCTCTAAAAAACCTAAGCCTCCACCACCAACTGTTTCTACCCCTCCAATAAAATGGGATGAAGTAAGTAACGTAACCCCTGAGCAAATGAACCAGATCCGAGAACTCACTTTGAAAAAGGTTTTCTTGTCAGTTCTTTTAATTTCAATCCCCATTCTGCTTTGGAAATTAGATTCGATCATTATGGCTTTAAAAGCCTAATACCATTAATAAGGATTTATGGCCATGAAACGCAAAAAGTTTAGTAAAAAACGGTTTTATCGCCGTTTACAAGCACAGAAATTTGCTAAAGGCGGGTTTGTAACTGGTGGCGACTTCACTCCACTGTGGTTAATGTCTTGCTGTGACGGGTTTCCTAACTTGGCTAAGGCGGCGGGTAAGGCTGCTGAAAAGTTTCAAGAGGTGGTGGGAAGTTTAAAAGGATTGCAGCCGCCGAATATCAAACCCATTAAAACTAATATTTTTATTGATGGTGTAGATTTCGGTTCTGCTAAAGACTTTTCTGTTACCTATTCAAGAACGTAATTTTGAAAATTAATAAAGCCACCTTCGGGTGGTTTTTTTATTGAGCGCAATTTATGAAAACCATTTACCAACTCAAAATTGGTGACTTTGCGCCAAGCGAATCGACACGCTCATTTACCAAAGAGGGGTATCTGAAATGCGTCAATGTTCGCTTAGCTAAAGCGCCACAAGTACGACAGTACTATGCGTATGAGTTTCCATCTCTGGAAGGTTATACCGCTGATCAAGTCATCAATGTCTACACGCCTGCAGAAGAGCTTTTCAAACCTGAGGCTATTCAAAGCTTCAATGGTGTAGACGCTACTGACTATCACCCGCCTAAAAATGAAATTAACGCTTCTAACTGGAAGGATTATCACATTGGCTATTGTGAGAACGTCCGGCAGGAAGGCGATTATCTGGTGGGTGATTTGCTCATTAAAGACAAGATCAGTATTGATCTGATCCAAAGCAACGAGCGGCTAGAAATGTCGCTTGGCTATGGAGCCTTATTAATCGTTGAGCAGGGTACGGCGCCAGATGGCACGCCGTATCAAGCCAAATTTATCAATTTTATAGGCAATCACGTAGCGCTCGTTAAATATGGCCGTTGTGGTGGTGATTGCCGCATCGGTGACAAACAACAAACTCCACATAAGGGGAATATATCAATGGAAGTTATTGTAAATGGTGTGCGCTATAACATTGGCGATAACACGCCTTTAGCGGATGCATTAAAAATCCAGCAAGAGCAGCTTGACAATCTAAAGGCGGCAAAGCTCAAAGTTGGTGATAAGCAATTTTCTATAGGTGATGAATTGAACGCAGTTCAAGCGGTTGTAGATCAGTTACATGCCGAAAAAACAGCACTGGAGCAAAAAGTAGGTGATCTGGAAAAGAACCAGATGACGCCTGAAAAGCTTGAGCAAGCTGCTGCAGAGCGTGCTGCTGTGATTGCCGATGCTAAAGCATTGGTGCCAACAGTTAAAACCGAAGGTTGCTCATGTGAGCAAATCAAGCGTGATGTTATTGCTGCAAAAGCTGGTGATGCTTTAGTAACTGCTTTGATGGGTAACGTATCAGTAGGTGATGCAAAGCCTGAGCAGATCGACACAACTTTCCGTGCACTCTGTGCTGTGAAGGGTACTCAACCTTCTAATCCTGTAGGTGATGCACTTCACCAGCAACAAAGTGTTAAAGCTGGCGATGGTGACCCAGCAGGCGGTGGGGAAGAAAAGACCTACAGTAAAGAAAACGCATACAAAACAATCTAAGGGGAAGTAAATCATGGTTAAGCAATACGATGCTGTACCCGGTATGAAGTTTCACCTCATTGGCCCAGAGGATATTTTATCCCTGCCTGTGGCTGGTACCGGTTTGGTAAACGATGGTGACGTGGTTGTACGAAGTACTGACGGAAAAACAGTTTCAGCGGTAACTGGTGCAACTAATACCAAGTTTGGAATTATCGTACGTCACGGCGTAGGTAAGTCAGGCAAAACGGCTGATGGCAAAGAAGCCTATAAGGCTACTGATGTAGCACCGGTTATGACGATAGGCTCGATTTACGTGAAGGTCACCGCACCAGTTACCGATATCAACGCAAAGGTTTATGTTAAAACAGCTAACGGTACCACAGCAGCGCCGTTAGGTTCTTTATCCCCAACAGCAACAGACGGTACAGAGTTACCGAACGCATCTTGGGAAACAATTTCAAATGAGCAGGGCTTAGCTGCTGTTCGCTTACGTGGGGCATAATAATTATGAGTAAATTGGCAGCAATGAAGCTACGTCTAACACCAGTAGCTCAAATGGTTCAGGCAAATATTGGGGATGCATTTAATATTGATGCATTAGCCCAGTTATTCGTTAAATTGGAAGAATTTAACGAAATGGGTCCTCAGCTTCAGCAAGTGATGGATTACGCTAAATACATTCCTGTTAAACCTGTCAATGCCGTATATGGTGGAGGAGAGATCCTAAGCCGTAAGAAGGGTGTGGGTATGGGTAAAGATCATTCAGGAACTGGTAATGATATTCCCGTGGCTGAAGTTGAATATGATACTGTTCAATTGCCAGTGAAGGTCGGCACGATCAGTTATATGTATTCAGTATTTGAGTTACAAGCAGCCCAAAAATTAAATTTAGCACTTGAAGCAGATAAAGTAGAGGCCGCTCGCCTAGCTGCAGAAAAACACTTAAGTAACATTGCTTGGTATGGCAATGCTCTTACCGGAGTTAAGGGCTTCTTAAATCAGACGGGTGTAACCATAGTTACAGCCCAACATAACTGGGCCACCGCAACCATTGAAGAAGTACTAAGTGACTTCAATGCAAGCTTGGCAGATGCTGAAGATCTTGTTGATGGGGATGTATCCGTACAGCCAGATACTTATTTGATGGCATCAAATCAGTACTTACATCTTTCTACCCGTGTAGTTGCTGATTCTGGCGGAAAGACTTTCTTAAAATTCATTGAAGAAAATAACATCTTCGCATCACAAGGTAAGCCGTTAACCATTCGTGGTTTAGGTCGTTCAAATGGTAAAGGTACGGCAGGTGCTGACCGTTCTATTATTTACCGCCGTGATCCGTCATGCATTCAAATGAAATGTGATGACGTCACTTTCTTGGCAGCTCAACCAGTTGGTGTGGATATTAAAGTGCCTGGTCACTATAAATATCAAGGCGTATGGTTGAAGCGCGTTGATTCTCTCCGTTACTTGGATCACGTGTAAGGATTAAAACAGTATGAAATATTCTTATATCTATAGCGGCTTACAGGCCGCTTTTGTTTTTTCTGGTATTGCTGTTTTGCCTACAGGCACACCAACTCTTGTGGATGAAGAAGCGCACAAGAAGCTCACTAAAAATAAGTTTGCTAAACATCTTATTAATATCGGTGAACTTGAAGTTCAGGAAATCCCAGATGATGAGCCAAAAGCAACAGGTAAAACTGGTGGCCGTGGTGGTAAAGGTGGTAAACAAAACGATGCAGCAGGTGAGCAGCAAAAGCCAACTGATGAAGACGCTTTGGCCGCCGTGAAGGCTGAATTAACAGCGCTTGAAGTAACGTTCAGTGATGATGAAACACTTGAGCAGTTACAAGCTAAGTTAGCTCAGGCTAAAGAATAAGGTGAGTCTATGGACGTACAAACGTTTCGTGAAAAGTTCTCGACTGATTCGAGTTTAATGTCTTTGCCAGATGCAAAAATTCAGGATGCTTTAGAAGAAGCGGATCTGATTGTTTCTCAAATTGAGTTCGGGGCATTAAAGGAACGTGCTGTAGGTCTATATGCAGCACATATTCTTAAAGTTGGTACTGTAAGTGGCAATGGTGCTGCTTTTGGTACCGCCTCAAGCATGACAATTGCGGGCCAAAGTGTGAGTTATTCACGATCATCGAAAGAAGCTTTCTATGATCTCAGCATGTATGGCCAACGTTACCTTGCGTTAAAAAATTCCATTCCAATTGATGATGAAGGCACTAACCCTAACCGTTTGGGTGTTGGTGCTTTTGTTGTATAGGAGAATCATATGCCTTTTAAGTATCAGGCACCAGAAGGTTACAAGCCAACCAAACTCGTTATTGCTGGGCAAAACCTAGATATCAAAAACGGCGTTTTGGAATCGGATAATGACATTATCCATATTTTAAAGCCCTTAGGTTTTGAGCGTTATGTTGAAGTGGTTGAGCCAAAGAAATCTGCAGCATCTGCTAAAGAGTAATTAAGCTATGAGCGATTATCGTGTTGATACTCAGGTCAATTTTGATGAGATGAATAATCGCGTTAGGTTTGAAATAAGACGCACGGTTAACGCTCTTACTTTGCGCTTACAGCGGATTGTTCAGGAAGACATGTTAAGTGGCCAACGACTCAAAGTTCAGTCTGGCCGTTTGCGTGGATCCGTTTCATCAAAGGTGGATGAGGATAAGGATTCCATTGAGGGAACCGTGGGAGCTGGCGGTGCTTTGGTGCCTTATGCACCTGCACATGAGTTTGGTCTAAATGGTGCTTTGGGTGTTAAAGCACACCTAAGGACAATTAAACAGGCTTTTGGCCGACCTATATCACCGGTTCAGGTCAATATTAAGGCCCATTCAAGGAATGTTCGGTTTAGAGAATTGCGGTTCATGCGTGATTCACTGGATATCGTGGCCAAGATTGTGCCGAAAAATATTGATGCAGCAATTGAGCGAGGTATAGCAGGTGGATAGCGAAGCAATCTATCAGGCGTTGTTTGAAAGGTTAAGCACAAGGGTAGAAGGATTGATTACGGTAAGTCGCCGTTTACGTCACTTTAACCATGTAACACCAGAACAGCGCCCAGCCATGTTTATTACACAAGGCAATCAGCAAGAAGTCCCGGAACATGGTTTAGATTCAAAAGTTGAACTAGCTGCTGAGGTTTATCTCTATATTCATGAATCGGACACTACAAAGCCGCCATCATCGCAGATGAATATATTCATCGATCGTGTACGTGAAGCTATTCAGCCAGATCATCCAGATTTTAATGAATGTCAGACCTTGGGAGGTTTGGTTGAGCATTGCTGGATTGAAGGCACAATAGAAGTGTATGAAGCAGTAGAAAACATGCTAGATGATCAGGCGATTGCCATTATCCCTATCCGGATCCTCACAACCAATTAACAAAATATTCATTTTATGACCGCCTCGATGGCGGTTTTGTCATTTTAGAGAGGTCAAAATAAATGGCTCAGTATTTATTTGGTGCCGGCAAGATTTTTGCTACACCGATTCAAGATGTATACGGGCAACCGATTAGTAATCCCACACCAGTTGAAGTGGGGGTGATGCAATCCGTTGGTGTAGATATTAGCTATGACTTAAAAGAGCTTTTCGGTCGTGGTCAATTCGCTGTAGATGCTGCGCGTGGTAAAGGTACCATTAAATGTAAAGCTTCTTTCGGGCGTATTAACGGTACTTTGTTAAATTCCATTTTTTTCGGTGGCGTTGTAGCTGAGGGTGGAATCGAAACCGTTTCCCAAACTATTAATGGTGAAGTTATTCCGGCTGGTGGTTCAGTTACTCCGGTTGTCCCTAACAGTGGTACGTTCGTAAAGGATCTAGGCGTAACAGATGCGAAAGCAATCCCACTTAAACGTGTAGCTTCGGCACCAGCAACAGGACAATACAGTGTAGATGCGGCAACTGGTGCTTATACATTTGCTGCTGCAGATGCAGGGAAAACGGTATTTATTAACTTCCGTTATTCAGCAATGGTAGCGGGTGCTAAATCAATCACTGTATCAAACCTAGACATGGGCTATACGCCAGAGTTTGCCGTTGATCTGCAACGTGACTACAAAGGCAAGTTCATGCATATGAATTTCTTCCGTTGTACAAGTAACAAGCTTGGATTTAGTTCAAAACAGGACGATTACGATATTCCTGAGTTTGAATTCCAGCCTATGGCTGATGACCTTAACCGTGTTTTCAAAATCGATTTATCGGAGTAATGCCAGATGCAATTTAAGCAAGTTGATAACCCGCGTGGTAATAGTAAAGAGATTGCTGGTCGGTCTTGGATTTTTGCTCCAGCTCCATTGGGTACGCTTGAGCGATTTGAAGAACAATTGAAATCAAATAATGTTCCCGTTTCAGTAATTATTGATATGGCCCATGTTTGTCTTAAGCGAAATTACCCGGATATTACCCGTGAATTTGTTTCGGATGAGCTATTAGATATGGGTAACATGGAAGAAGTCTTATCACTCGTGACTAAAACCTCAGGCTTGGAATATACCGGTACAGGTAAACCGGCAGGTGAATCTTCGGGGGAATAAATTGGGAGGAGCTGTACACGCATTTAGTGCTGACTATGGGTAAAGATTACGACTATGTACGTAATGAAATGGATCTACCCCGATTAAGAGCGTTAAGTGCGTATCAGCAAAGTAACCCTCCCGCACATGTTGGGATACAACGGCTTTGCCGTATTTTGGAAGCATTTATGGGTATTGAAGAGACAGACCCAGCTATCACCTTATCAGATGATGATGAGGACGATATGCTGGAAGTTTTGTCGAATTTTCCGCAGGGTGGTTAAGGCTGCCCCCAATTTTTCTGATATGACAAAATGTAATCGGTTTGTTAAATTACACTTACTTTATAACAACCGGTGAAATCATGAAAAAGTTTTTCAAGTGGATACTGATTCTATTTATAGGGTTCTTTCTTTTGGGTGTTGTACTTAATGCTTTAGGTGTAAAAGGTAGTAATACCGAAAATAAAACAGAAAATAGCACTAAAGAAACAAAAGATTCAAAATGGCAATATCAAGAAGATATTTCCAAAATGACAGATAAAAAAAATATCTATGTAACTTTGAAATCAGATTCAATATGGATGAAAAATGGGGATCCATCCCAAGCAATTATTCCTGACCTAACCTTCAGATGCCAAGATGATTCGGTTGATGTAATTTTATCTACTCAAACGCCTTTAAGTCCTGAGTATGGAAATGCTTTGGGCAAAACTATTAAAGCAAGATTAGATAACCAAAAAGCCTTCAATATTTCATTCAGCAATGGACAGGGTTCATATACAACCTTTTTTGCCGAAAAGCCAAAACAATTAATTGAGAAATTAAAAGGGCATAAGAAATTGTTGCTTGAGGTTAATGTTCACCGTCAAGGTCCATTTGTCATTGAGTTTAATCTTGATGAATTTGAAAAGAATTTAGAACCCGTAAAGAAATCTTGTAAATTTTAGCTCAAAGCACCTTCGGGTGCTTTTTTAATACATTAAAAACCACCTTTTGGTGGTTTTTTTATGCCTAAGAGGTTCGTATGGCAAATAACAACCGCGTAGAAGTACATGTGGGTGCGAAAACATCCGAGCTTAAAAAAGGTATGGATGATGCTGAAAAGATTGTTTCTGATTCCGCTAAGCAAATTGAGAATACCACTAAAGGGGTGAGATTTAAGTTTGATCTCTCGAGTGTCAAGCGACAGTTTGATGACGTTTCTAAATCCATTTCAGAAGGTTTTAAGAACCAAATTAGTGATGCACTTGGTGGATCAAAAATAGGGTCAGCATTTGATGGTATTACTTCCAAGTTAGGAGCTCTGCGTGGTGGTGCATTAGTTGCGGCTGGAGCAGTTGCAGGACTGGCAGTGGGTGGGACCATAGCAGCTACTGCAGGCTTAGCAACATTGGCAATTGAAGTGGCTAATAACAATGTTGAACTTGCGAAATTCTCAGCCTTAGCAAATACCTCGATACAGTCATTTCAGGGTTTGTCAGGTGCAGCTCAAACTTTGGGTTTTTCTCAAGAAAAACTCTCAGACATGATGAAAGACTTCAACGAAAAGATCGGTGAGTTTGCATCAGTAGGTTCTGGTGGTGCTAAAGATTTTTTTGAGCAAATCGCCGTTAAAACGGAGTCTAGTGCTGAGGGGGCAAAAAAGCTCGCCGAAGAAATGTCCAAGATGGATGGGGTAGAAGCCTTACAAACCTATGTAGATAAGCTGGAAGAAGCTGGAGTCAACCAGCAACAAATGTCGTTCTACCTTGAAAGTATGGGCTCTGATCTCACTGGTTTAATTCCAATATTGCAAGATGGCGGTAAGCTTTGGAAAGAATATCAGTCTGCTATGGAAGAAGCAGGGATTATTACTGGTGAAGAGGCAATTCAAAAATCTATTGAATTAAAGGCTCAAACTGAAGTACTTCAAATGCAGTACACCGGCTTAAAAAATCAATTGGCTCAAGCAGTGATGCCAGCTTTAAGCGGTGTTATTAGTCATTTTATGAATGGCACCACAAAAGGTGGAGCATTTACCGGAGTTATTCAGACATTAGGCTCGGTTGCCAAGGGCGTGGCAGTCGTTATTGTTGGGCTTGGAGCTGGATTACAAAATCTTGTGCGATTAATGTCTGGTGTTATGAGTAACCTAAGGACTATTGGAAGTACTGCCGTAAACTTTGTAAATGCGGATGGGATCTTGGCTAAAGGTAAGGCTCTGGCTGGTGGCGTTAAGGCAATCTGGACTGAAACCAAAGATACTGTGGTTGATATTGCTGGTACCACCAAAGCCGCAATTAATTCAGCTTCTAATATCTTTAGTGGAACACCTTCTTTTGATCGTTTAACTCAGGCAAAGATTGACATACAGAATGCACAATTAGGTGCTAGAGGTGGCAGTAAAGGGGTTACTTCTGGTATCGGACAAAATAAGGCACTCAATCCTGATGGTGGTAAATCAGAGAAGGCAAAGCAGGGTAAGTCCGATGCTGTACGACAAGCAGAGCAGGCAGCTAAAGCACTTGCGGATATTCGGTATAAATATGCATCCGAAGAAAAGAAGGTCGCTTTAGATCTGCAAAAGGCACTAGATGAAATTGAAAAATCCAAGATGACTGCAGATGAAAAAGCCGCTGCAAAAGTCAAAGCTGAAAAGGATGCTTCAGACAAGATTATTGCTATCCGTTTAAAAGAGTTTGAGGAATACAAAAAAGCTCGTGAAGAACAGATAGACAATTATCAACAGCAAGCACAGCGCCTTTATGAAATTGAAGCTGCACGGATCCAAGCCGAGTTTGATGCCAAGAAAATTTCAAATGTCCGTAAAGTCCAGTTGGAAAAACAACTAGAAGATCAGTTACGTGAAATTAAACGGCAAAGTCTTTTAGAGCGTTTAGCACTTGAGAACGAGCAAACCGGTATTACGGGTAAGCAGGGCAATCAAAACCAAATCACAAACAACATTTCTGATTTAGAGACAGATCAGAAAGTTGCTGACACTAAGTCTATGGGCTTAATCAGTGATGCGGAAATGAAAGACTTTGAAGCTAAGTTTGGTGGCTTTACTTCTCGACTTTCTAACCTTTGGGATCAGGGCATTCAGTCTCTTATGAATGGTACCCTCACTTGGAGTAACGCAACTAAAGCAGTGCTTGCTGACATGGGGCAATTTGCCTTGCAAACAGCTACTAAAGAGTTGCAAGGATGGCTAAGAATCCAAGCCATTAAGTTGGCTCGTAAACTTGGTTTCGTTGGTGCCGAAACAGCGGCCGAGGCTTCCGGCCAAGCGGCTCAAACGGGAGCAACGATCGCAGGTGAGGCAACACGTACCAGTGTTACAGCTGCGGGTGGTTTAGCTCGATTGGGATTAAAAGCAGCTGAAGCTATCAAAGGCATCATGATGTCCGCTTGGGAAGCAATGGCCGGAGCTTTTAAAGCGATGGTCGCAATTCCGTATGTCGGTCCAATTTTAGCCGTTGGTGCTGGTGCGGCTGCTTTTGGTTTGGTTGCTGGTCTTGCGGGCAAGATCAAATCTGCTCGAGGCGGTTACGACATTCCATCTGGTGTAAACCCTATGACGCAATTGCACGAAGAAGAAATGGTATTGCCGAAACAGCATGCCAATACCATTCGTGCCTTAGGTAAATCTATGGCCAATGCTGGGTTTGCTGATCCTGCTTCTGCATCTGGTGGTGATTCGTATCACTTTAATCTTGGATTTGTAGACACCAAAGGTGCTGATCGATGGCTGAAGAAAAACGGTAAAGCTGTAGCAAACAGCTTGAAAGGCTATAACCGCAATTTTGGTAAATAAGGAGGATTCATGTCAGACGTATTGTTTCCTGAACTGCCGGGTTTAGAGTGGGATCTAACTAAAACCCCCATGTTTAATACCAAGATCATGCAATCAGTAAATGGTCGAGAACTAAGGGCTAGTTATCAGGCAGTACCTAAATATCAGATCAGCATGTCCTTTGCATTCCTTCGGGAGAGCAAGGGGCGTAATGAATTACAGCAACTTGAAGGTTTCTTTCTAGAGCGCCGTGGCTCATTTGATTCATTTCTTTTCAAGATGCCTGAGGACAATGAATTTCAGTGCACGTTTGTAGGCGATGGGGTTCAAACGTCATTCCAGCTTTATAAGCAGATCAATACCACTCAGATCCCTTTACAACATACCCAAGCGGAACAGAGTGAAGATCCGTTGATGTGGAGTGAGAATGCATCAAAACCGATGTGGTCAGATCCTGAAAGTCAAATGTGGTTACTTCAATTTGTTATTACAAATAATGGTATGTTGCAGCTATCGATTCCACTATTAGAAGGAGAATCTATTACTGTAACTGGTACCTTTTACTATCGATGTCGTTTTGCAGATGATGAACAGCAGTACACCAATTTTATGAGCAAACTCTGGAAAGCTGGAAAAGTTGAAATGGTAGGCTCACTGGGGAATAAAGTATGAGAGCAGCTTCGGAAAAACTGATCGCGTTACTTGATGCAAATCAGTTCGTGATGGCGGATCTATATACGATCACGACGATCCAGAATGATATCTATAGATACACCAATTATGACTTTGATCTCATTGTTGCGGGTGAACTTTATCATTCTGATGGTCCCATCATTAGTCGGGATGGCATCACATTATCATTGGGTGTAGAAGTGGATAATTTATCTATAACAATTGATGTGACAGATAAACAAACTTTTGAAAGTTTGCGTATTGTCCAAGCCTTTCACAATGGTCAGATGGACGGTTCACGTTTCAAGCTTGAACGTATTTTCATGGATGCCAATACACCTACCGATACCAGCGCGGGAACCATTAAGCTGTTTGAAGGCCGGATTATTGAACCTGAGTTTGATCGCAATACGATACAGGCCAGTGTCGCATCAGATCTGGATGAACTGAATGTGCAGATGCCACGTAATTTATACCAACCGAGCTGCAGCAATACACTGTTTGATCACGCCTGTGGTTTGAATCGTGAAAATTATGCGCTTGAAACTACGATTGCTGCTGGCAGTACTGCATCGCGGATCCTGTGTGATATCAACCAGCCGCAGGGCTGGTTCACGCAAGGGGTGATTGAGTTTTTAGAAGGTGGAAACAAAGGGCTTAAACGCACGATTCGTTTGCATGAGCTTGATGTGCTGCTTCTTACATTGCCATTACTTGAAAATCCTGAGGTGGGGCAGAGAATCAAGGTGTATCCGGGTTGCGACAAGCGTCAGGAAACATGCCAGAACCGCTTCAATAACTTTTCCCGTTTCCGCGGCGCGCCTTTTATACCAATCCCTGAAACATCCGTTTAATCAAATTTAACTTTCTAAGCCTCGCATTCGCGGGGTTTTTTGTTCTTGAGGGTAACCCAATGACTGTACCGAGCGATTACGATTTTATCGGGAACACTATCACCGAATCACAGTTTAAAAATGCATTAACCGTTTTGCTCAATCATATTCGTCAAATGTCACTTGATTTAGTCGAGGCGCAAGGTGGCAACTATAGCTATGCAACAATGGCCTTATTTGATGCAGATAAAATAAATGTACCTGCTAATTCTACCGTACGTATTGCTCGGGGAGACGATGCAGGGCTTTATGTTTGGGATGGCGCAAATTTAACAAAAGTAGAAACCTCGAATAATCCTTATACAATTTCCTCAACCCCAGATGACTTATTCATCATTTCAGATGCTTTGGATAATGTTTTATTCTCAATTGGAAGAGATGGAACGGTAAGAGGTTCATTTGATCTTTCAAATATTGATTTGAATATCGAATCTACAAGTGAGGTTGGTGGAGACACGGTTCTTGCAGTTTCCGATAATACAGGAAACATGCTTGCCTCTTTGAATTCTAAAGGTGAGTGGTATTTCACAAAAATCATAGCAGATGAAGTAGTTACTCCTTTCGGTAGCAGCTCGGAATCATCAGACGAAGTGATCGAGCAAACCGAAATCGCCATCCCTGAATTGAGTTTTTACAGGATCGATTTCACTATGGTGGGCCAGCCGCCTACCGATTTAGGCGAGACAACTGTATCGGGTGTGTGTTCGTTTAGTGACCCATCTAACTCTCAGACATTTTTCAAATCAAACATGGAAGTAACGGTCCAAGGTCAAGGGTCAGCATACGACTATAAGAAAAACTACACATTGGATCTTTTTAATTCAGATATGGAATCGCTCAAGGTCAAAGTAGGTAGCATGATCGCCACTGACTCTTTTCACTTAAAGGGATTCTACAGGGACCCTACCCATTTCCGCGACCAAGGTGGCTACAGATTTTGGAATAGCCTTGTAAGAAAACTGGATTATCCTTACTGCAAAGTAAATAATATTATTTATCAAGCAAATACTGATAGGAAAGCAGATGCAGAATACACAGCTGATGCAAAGTACTATCCTCACGGAATACCTTGTGTTGTCTATTTAAATAATCAGTTTTATGGTCTATATACCTTAAGATTAAAGAAAACTAGACAAAATTACGCACTTAACAATGCTGATTTGAACCATATCTTTTTAGATAGTGCAACATATGATGCACACTTGAGTCAAAGTTTTGATCCACATGACTGGGAAATAAAGTCTCCTAAAATGTCAGGATATGAAGACCAAGGGCCTGTACCCAGTAAATTTGCTGCGGTACAAACCTCGATCGAAAGACTTTTCAACTTTACTAAGGACTTAGATAGTAATTATCAAAACCACGCTTCTGTTTTGGTTTTACCTCACTGGTTGATATTTTACATCTTTGCTGAATTAGTTGGGCATTGGGATATCAATGGCAATAACTACAATATCATGACATGGGACAATATCCATTGGTCTATTCTGCCTTACGATTTGGACTGGACTTTAAACTGGTTTACTGGCGAAAACGCGGGAGCCACTCAAACAGGTTTCATTGTCAGTGGTGATATCTGGCCTAGATTTAGACAAGTATATCTGCCTCAAATCCGTGAGCTTTACACAAAGTTAAGAAAAAGCGGAGACATATCTACATATGCGGTAGTTAAGCATTATGTGGAAGTAGCCCGAAATATCCCCAGAGACATCTATTCGAAAGATAAAGCCAAATGGGGGGTAACACCGATTTTCGGCAATAGTAATTATCCAGATCTAGAGCAGGCATATAGGTATATCGATGCCAGAATCAACTACCTAGATACGGTATGGTTAATCAATTAATCAGGTGAGATATGTCAAATACTCTTTTACTTAAAACAGACGGATCTATCAATACTAGATCTAAAGTATTCCCTAAATTAGGCAAGTGCAATATTGCGATTTATCGCAGAACTAACGGAGCCGACGAGGTTGAACTCTGGACATGGGGCCTTTCACATGCTGAAAACCCTATCACCATAAACGGAGGCAAATTCGTCGCATGGGCCGCAAATGTTCCAGATAGACTGGTAGTTCCAGAGAACCCTATCGCGATTGATACTACTGAGTTAACTTTACCTAGCCAAATAGTATGTTATTTTAAAATAAAAATCGATGATGGTCTGAAAAGTTGTCAGTTGATGTTCAACAATTATCTTACCGATACATCTCTCTGTGGCGGAAACAAACCAGATCAGATGAAGATCGATTACTCTAGAAGACCGTATACTATTAACGGTATGGCTAAGATGTTTTGGAACCAATTTGTGGCATATGATTTATCAGACTGGGACATGTCTGACGTAGTATATGCCGTAAGTATGTTTCATAATTCCCCTAATTTCAATCAGGATTTGAGCTTGTGGGATGTTAGGAAAATAACTGAGTTTTCTTCTATGTTTCAAGGGACTCCATTCAATCAGCCCCTAAATTCATGGGTAACGGAATCAGCCGTTGCATTTGCAGGGATGTTCGCGAATTGTGTTGATTTCAACCAGCCTTTGGATAAATGGAATACCTCTAAGGTATCTGATTTTTCATCTATGTTCGGCTGGGCCAAGTCTTTTAATCAGCCTATTGGCAACTGGGACACGTCTTCTGCCACAAATATATCGTATATGTTCGAAAACGCCCATGCGTTTAATCAGAACCTGAACGACTGGAATGTTCAAAATGTCGAATACATGGATGGCTTATTCAAGTACGCTAAGTCGTTTAATCAGCCACTAAGTAACTGGGATACAAGATCTGTTGTGACGGCTAGTCAAATGTTCATGGGGGCTGAATCCTTCAATCAGACCATCGAGAACCTCAACTTCTCTAAATGCACAGCATTAAGGATGTTCATGCACCAAGCCAAGTCGTTCAATAAGCCAGTGGCAGCTTTGGATGTATCTGTGTGTACGGATCTTGCGCAGTTCTTTGAAGAAGCTTTGTCATTTAATCAGCCTGTGGAATCATGGAACGTGTCTGCGTGTTTGGACATGTGGAGAATGTTTGCATATGCAACGGCGTTTGATCAGCCACTAGCAGCATGGTGTCCTAAGTTCAACGTAGAGGTATCTTTGGATTCTTTCATGGAGGGTAAGGCATATAGAACATCCTATTATGATGATTTCTTGAACGCTTTATGGCTAGATGTAAATACGACAAGAAGAAACCAGTGGGCATCAAGAATTAAACCTAGATTATTGGGCATGGGTTTATCAAAATATTCTTCTGTATCTTCGAGTGCTAGAGCAAATTTAGTAAGTGCAGGTTGGACAATTACAGATGGAGGACAAGTATAATGACTGATTATACAATTACAGATGGGCAGTTCTACAAAGTTTTAGATAAAGACACTGGTGCTGTCATCACAATGGGTGAGCTATCTGACACAAATACACTTTCGACAATTCACAACGTCGAGTTCATTTCAGAAGAGCAGTACGAAGCTGAGCGCCCGAAGCCTGAAGCGTTGTCTGAAACCAAGATGATATAAAAGGCCGCATTTAGCGGTTTTTTTATTACCAAAATTTAGGGGAGTCTATGCAGAAAAACCAGCTCGCTGTTCAAGAAGCTCTGACTTGGCTCGGCACCCCATATCACCACCAAGGCCGTGTCAAAGGCGTGGGTGTGGATTGCGGTACGCTGATCTGTGAGGTCTATGAAAAAGTTGGGCTCATGGACCATTTAGATCCGCGTCCGTATCCGCCAGACTGGCATATGCATCAGATGGGTGAGCGCTATCTTGAGCATATCAGGAGTGTCTGCTTTGAAGTGGACGGGCCACCAGAGCCGGGGGATATTGTGCTTTATAAAATTGGCAAATGTGTCAGCCATGGCGCAATTGTCGTTGAATGGCCAACAATCATTCATTCATATATCCATCTGGGAGTCATTCTTCAAGATGGTACCAAAGGAAGTTTAGCCCGGCGAATCGCCGGGTTTTTTCGTATGAAGAGGCTGAAAAAATAATGGGTGGAATCTTTGGTAGTACAACAATCAGTACATCAGACAACCGCATCAACTCTATGCGTGTTCAGCAATCTGCATATGGACTATGTCAGCCACTGGTCTACGGCAAAAACCGGTTGGCTGCGAATATGTTCTGGTATGGCGATTTCTCATCGACTGCGCATACTACGACAACCAAGTCGGGAGGTAAGGGCGGTAAAACGAAAACAAGCAATACAACGTATACATACAGCGCATCGTTAATGCTGGGTTTATGCGAAACCAAAATACGCGATATTGGCAATATCTGGCGAGATAAGGAGCAGATTGTTCCAAAAACTGAAGGCGGTGTGCAGCTCAAGCCAATTGATCAACTCGGATTTGAACTCTTCGACGGTGATCATAACCCAGTGTGGGGTTATCTGGCGTCAATGCATCCTGATCAGGCAGTACACTATCCATTTCTCGGCTATATCGCGTGTGCAAATTATGACTTAGGTGGTAGTGCATCATTATCGAATCATAACTTTGAAGTGATTAGCGACATTACGTTTTCAGATACGATTCATGATGCTAATCCGGCCGACGTTGTTGAGGATCTAATTAGTCATCCACGCTATGGTGCTGCACCTAATTTGAATGTGGCGGATCTCTCAGAGTTTCGCCGTTACTGTACAGCCACCGGCTTATTTATCAGTCCTGCACTGACCGAACAGCGTGCAGCGCATGAGATCATTAATGAAATTGTTGAGTCGGTAAATTGTGCAATCGTACCCAGCCCGGATGGCTTAAAAATTAGATCTTATGGTGACACTGCGGTATCGGGAAATGGAGTCACGTTTACACCGGATCTCACACCAGCCTATCATTTAACAGATGATGACTTCATTGGTGATGATCAGCCCGTTCGCGTGAAGCGTAGCCGTGATACGGATGCATTTAATCACTGTCAGATTGAGTACGTGAATCGCTTCAATCAATACAATACCGAGACGGTCGAAGCGAAAGACCAAGCAAACATTGAAATGTTTGGACTACGCACTCAGGATCCAGTGAAGTACGACTTTTTCTGTGAGCCGAAGATTGCCCGACATGCTGTGCAATTATTGCTACAGCGCAAACTTTACGTGCGCAATGAATATGAGTTTGATCTGGGCTGGAAGTACTGCCGACTCGAGCCGATGGATATCGTGACGCTCACAGATGAGTCTTTGGGTTTAGATCGCTTCCCAGTGCGTATCACGCGCATTGAAGAAGATGAGGATGGATTGCTTACCGTGACTGCAGAAGAGTTAGCGGTGGGTTCTCGATCAGCAGTTGAATACGACTTACAGGCGTCAAATGGTTATCAAGGGGGTAACGAGGAACCTGGTAATGTTAATGCACCGGTAATCTTTGAACCGCCGCTCGATCTAACGGATGGTAAAAATCAGGTATGGGTAGCAGCATCGGGTGGAAGCAACTGGGGCGGCTGTAATGTCTGGGCGAGTCTGGACAATACAACGTATGAAATGATTGGAACAATTTACGGATCTGCACGCTATGGCCAGTTAGTTGCTGCAATTAATTCCAGTGCAACTGCAATGCAAGTCCAGCTAAATACATCCAGTCAGATTTTTAGTGGAACGTCTGAAGATGCTCAGGTGAATACTACTCTCTGCAGAGTCGGTGATGAATATGTCAGCTATGTCGATGCAACTTTAAATGGATCTGGCTTGTATACGCTTGGAGGTGTGTTACGTGGACGGTTTGATGATGCTTTAGCGCATAATGCCGGTGAATCCTTTGTGCGAATAGATAAAGCCATCTTTCAGCATGAATTCAATTCGAATCTGATTGATAAAACCATCTATCTCAAATTCACCAGCTTCAATGGTCTGCAGCAGAAAGAACAAACTTTAGATGAAGTCACAGCTTATAGCCATACACTCAACGGTGGGCGTCCTTCAGGTGTTAAGGGATTATCGCTACAGTCGCCATTTGTGGGTAGTTCATTTAAGGTGCAATGGCAGTTTGCTGCTGGCGCGCAGGGTTATATTGTGCAGGTCTCGTCTGGAAGCAATCTGCTTAGAACGATTGAAACGACCAGTGCTGAATACACCTATTCGATGGAAGAAGCTAGAGTGGATGGAGTGCAGCGTAACTATACAATCCGTGTTGCGAGCAAATCAGAAAACGGTACCAGTACATTTACGGACCTGAATATCAGCAATCCAGTCCCTCCAATCTTGGCCAATGTCTATACATCGGCTACATCAAACTCAATCACGGTGACATGGATACCAAGTGAGGTGCCAGACTTGAAAGATTACCAGGTGTGGATCAGCAAAAATGCCAGCTTTGATCCGGAAACGCTGGCCGCGAGTTGGACCGGTACCGAGAATGCCTGCACAATTGAAAATCTGGATTCAACCACGACTTATTACATTCGGGTTGCAGCACGTGATGTCTGGAAGCCAACATCATGGAACTACTCGGCGAGAGTGACTCAAGCGACTTTAGAAGCTTGATTTTAACAAAAGCATTGCACCCAAATGGGTGCTTTTTTATTGCCTAATTCTGGAGTAAAAGGCATGGAACCAGTTTCTACAAGCGGTTTTACAGCACTATTAAAATTTTATGGGGTTGCAATTGTGGTGGCTTTAGCGGTCGGCTTGGTTGCAGCAGTTGTATTAATGACACGTATGCCACGTTCACCACAAGAGTGGGCTGTAGGTTTGATCTGTACGGTTGTATCAAGCCTTGCTGGCGGTTCATTCATTATCGTGAAGTGGGGGCTTCATGAATGGGTTACTGATATATGGGGGATGATTGCACTTGGTGGATTCTTCTTTGTGTGTGGTTTACCCGGTTGGGCTTTAGTTCGCTGGATCTTTAACTTCATTAACAAACAGGAAGGGAAAACGATCGTTGAAGTGATCAAAGAGTTTAAGAAAGCCAGAAAAGACATTGAAAACAGTTAATGCCGCCTTCGGGCGGTCTATTAATACTAATGTATCAATTAGTGTCTTCTTTATATTGTTTTTATAATTTGTTATCTTCTTTTGTCTTTACTTTATAAGAGAGGAATAAAATTGAATATCATTTCATTTGACGAAGAATTATTAAAAACAACAGCACGACACTGGATTGATCGCGGTATAGCATTAAATCTTGATGACGAATTAATTGAGTTAAATGAACAGTTTTTCGAACACATTCAAGCAAGTAAAGATTATGGGGATTATTTAACGCGAGAAAGTCTAAACACTTACATTGGTATTTGTGAAGATGATTGTGATCATCCAAATGTTATTGTTGAAGTCGGTTATCATCGTCGTGGACGTGAATTAACGTTAAAGATTTTTGATATCTACATTAGCCCAGAGCTTGATAGTTTAGTTGATTCAGAATATGATTCGAAATACGCAGAATATTTGATCTTTATTATTCAAAAATTCTTGCAGCATGCTGATTGTTCTGGTAGTGCGACTAAAATCTACGCACGTACGGACTATAGTCAAGCATTCTTACAGCGAATGCATGACGCAGCAGAATCCATTAAATCAGAATTAGATAAAGCTGGTTTGACAGTTAAGTTTGAAGGTAAGCGTTGGCTTGCCTTTCGACGTCAATAAACCTTACTAAATAGGTGTGGGAATTATGAACGTTATTTCATTGCTAAGTCATGTTCAATTAACTGAAACAAAACAACAAAAAGTTAATGAATTGGTAGCTCAGTGTGTATTGTCTGCTTGTGCAAAAACTCCAAGTATGCGAGAAGTTCTCAAGGGTGATATGCGCAGCACCATTCATGCATCTCGTCTCCGAAAAGTATCATAAAATCTAAAAATCAGAAAAACCCCGCATTTGCGGGGTTTTTTATTGCCTAAAGGAAACTGAAATGAATATTGATCAATATCTTGAAGATCTGATTAAACGAGAAGGCGGGTATGTAAATAACCCAGCAGATCGGGGTGGCGCAACCAAATACGGTATTACTCAATCTGTAGCACGTGAAAATGGCTATAAGGGCAATATGAAAGATTTGCCTCTTGATATGGCCAAAGCAATTTATCGGAAACAGTACTGGATAGAGCCACGTTTTGATCAGGTTAATACTCTTAGCTCTGCAGTAGCTGAAGAACTTCTAGATACTGGAGTGAACTGCGGTATCAACTTTGCTAAACCACTTTTACAGCGTGCTTTGAACTTGCTTAACAATCAAGGTAAAGCTGGGTATGCAGATTTAAAGGTTGATGGGGTTTATGGATCTGAAACTCTTAGAGCTCTAAAAACTTATCTGGCCAAACGTGGGAAAGACGGCGAGAAAGTGCTTGTGCGAGTACTTAATATTATGCAGGGCCAGCGTTATATCGAAATATGTGAACGCAATCCCACACAAGAGCAATTCTTTTATGGATGGATTGCTAACCGGATCGGCTAACATGAAAGTCTACCATTGCAAGCGAACTAGATTTGCTTTGCTTATTACTGTGCTGTGTATTCTGTTATCTGGCTGCACAGCCCATACGATCAAAAATAATATTAGAGTCAGCATTTGCGTACAGTGTGTTGTTAATTGACATTTTGTACCAACCGGCAGAAGTTGGCCAATCATTCTGCAGTATTTGGCCAACTCATCAATTTTAATACAAGTTATTGAAAAATATTAATCATGATAAAACCAACAAGATTTTTTGATTGGCAATTTATTACAAAAAAACCTATTCAGTTCTAGTCTCTTTAAAGATCTTTTCTAGCAACTCAAGCATTTCATCTGAAAGATCTTTTCTTATAATCCACTCAGTTTCAGTAATTTGCCAAGCTACCCCATGAGTTGTATTAAAACTTGGCGTGGGTACATGTGCATCTCCCTTATGTTTATCTGCTGGTGCAAACTTTGCTAAAGGCATTCTTATTCGTGCAAGCTTTAATTTTAAAGAATTAATTTCAGGCTGATATTGCTCATAAATAGCCATTTCTGGCTTTTTTTTAAAATCTCTATCATTTAGAACCCTAACTATTTCATAGGCTCCAAATAACCAAAGAGTTGCTTGCGACAAATGTTCAATAGTATATGCATTAAAATCTAAATCACCCTTATCACCTTTCATAAGGTTTTTTATAATAATTTTATCTAAAAACACTAAGCGTGAGTCCAACCTCCCTAAGCTTTGGAATGTGGAGATAAAAAAAGGCTCTACTTTTCCTAGTGCAAAAGAAGCCTTGACCCATCTATTTAATCGGTCTTCATCAATAAGACTCATATATGCTAAGGCAAATAAATGCGCCATTTCTTCTTTTTGATCTATCATGCTATGCCCACTTAAAAATAATATTAGAATATAGGATAACTTGTATTTTTTGAGACAGTGATGTGACTAGCGAATTAATTAAGATTTACAACCATGCGGATTCTCGTGTTGCAGATCTATTAGCAGATCTAGATAAAAACGGAGAGGTCACAAAAATTTATGACCTTAACGGCAATGAATTGAAAATTAACTTCTTGCGTGACGAGGTCTATTATAAAAAAACTTGGTGGCAATTTACCAAGAAACAAGATATTTAAAATAAAGCCCCTAAGTAGGGGCTTCTTATTATGCAGCGTTTAGCATTTTTGCAATTTCGGATGCGGTCGGATTGTAGTAAGTATTTACCAGTACACTAATAGTTTTGTGCCCCGTAATTTTAGCAAGAATCTCAACAGGCAAACGATAGTCATGAACAAAGCGTGTGATTGCTTCATGTCTTGAATCATGGAAAGTAATCACACCATCTAAACCAACACGGCGCAAATTGCGCTGCCAAATAAGTCTAAATGCGTTTGATGTTAAGGGCACCATACGACTATCGTTTGGATCATCTGGCAACCAAGAAAGCATTTCTTTTGCTTTAGCTGTTAGAGGTACGTCACGGGACGAGCCATTTTTGGTGTCTAATAATCGGATAAAGTCGGTAAAGATTAGTGACTTTTGTACGCTTAGAATTTCGCCTTTGCGCATTGCGGTTTCAAGTGCGAACAGAAACGACCATGCTACACGGTGTCTCGGCTGTGTTGGAGTTTTACCCCATTCATAATCTAAGCCTTTAATTACTTTATTAATGTGGTCATCGCTAATACGTTGGTGTCTTGGCGGTGGTGCTGAAGGTTTTGTAATTTCTTTGAATGGATTTTCTTTAGTTAAAAATAGTTCTTTTCTTGCAAAGTCAAAAACTGAACTATACATAGCCATTTCTCGAATGACTGTTGCACCTTTAACTTGTTTTAGGCGCTTATCACGCCATTGCTTGACTAGGGCAGGAGTTAGGTTGTGTATAGATTCATCTGCAAGTTCGCCCCAATTTTTCTTTAAGCATTTAAGCATTTGCACAATTAAACGGGCGCTTTTCATTTTGCGACCTTCATCTTGATAATACTTATCAAAAAGGGCTTGAAAAGAAATATGGATTTTTTCAGGTTCTGATGTTGGTTGTTCAGACTGTAATTCTAATAGTTTGGTTGCTGCCCACTGTTCACACTCACTTGCTGTGTCACGAGTGGCAGCGTAGCGCTTGCCCTTAAAACGAACTTCAATACGCCAAGCGTTGCCGCGACGGGTCGGTTTCTGCATTTTTAACACTCCAAATTTCATGGTGGCGCACTGCCGACAAAAATTGAAGATGTACAAATGACACCCACTTTTTTGGCGGCGGCACGGAAATATAAAGCGTTTTTTAATGTGAAATATGGATATTTTGAATATCCATAGCTGACCTATCGACAATAAAAAACAAGCCAAAAGGTTACTGGAACCTTTCAGCTTATTGATTTTTAACAACAAATTTTGGAGCGGGAAACGAGACTCGAACTCGCGACCCCAACCTTGGCAAGGTTATGCTCTACCAACTGAGCTATTCCCGCAATGTGAGCACATTATAGAGTGTTTCATTAAAGTGTCAACACTCTTGTGATCTAATTGAACGTTTAATCAGCACGACGCCAAACTGTACCTTGACGTGTATCTTCAAGAACTACACCTTGCTCAAGTAAAGACTGACGAATGCTATCTGCTTTAGCAAAGTCTTTTGCTTTTTTCGCATCAACACGTTGTTGAATGAAATCTTCAATTTCAGCATCAGACAAAGCAAGTGCATCTTGTCCAATATCTGATTTTAAGAAATCGTCTACATTGTGTTGTACCAAACCTAAAATGTTGGTGAGGTGACGTAATGTTGAATAAAGCACAGTCGCTTGGTCAGCTTGCTCTTCTTTTACAGCACGGTTTAACTCTTTGTTCAGTTCAAACAATACAGCCATTGCTTCAGCAGTATTGAAATCGTCACACATTGCATTATTAAAGCGTTCAACAAAGCTTTGATCAAGCGCTTCAGTTGTCGTTTGACCGTACACTTGTTGATAAGCTTTAAATGAATGATAGAAACGAGTTAAAGAAGTTTTTGCCTCTTTAAGTGCTACATCAGAGAAGTTCACAGGGCTACGATAGTGTGAAGACACAATGAAGTATCGAATCACTTCTGGGTGGAATTTCTCCATTACGTCACGAATCGTAAAGAAGTTGCCTAAAGATTTAGACATCTTTTCACCATCAACGTTAATAAAGCCAACATGCATCCAGTAGTTTACATATTGCTCACCAGTCGAAGCTTCACTTTGCGCAATTTCATTTTCATGGTGCGGGAACATTAAATCTGAACCGCCCCCATGAATGTCAAAGTGATTACCTAGGCAGCAAGTCGACATTGCAGAACATTCAATGTGCCAACCTGGACGACCATTACCCCAAGGAGATGCCCAAGACGGTTCATTTTCTTTTGCATGTTTCCAAAGCACAAAGTCAAAAGGATGTTTCTTTTCAACTTCTACATCAACACGCTCACTTGCACCAGCTTGCATGTCATCAAGCTTACGGCCAGAGAGACGACCATATTTTTCAAATTTGGTGACTTCAAAATAAACATCACCGTTTGAAGCAGGGTAAGCAGCGCCTTTATTCACCAGATTGCCAATCATGTTTTGCATCTGGTCGATATATTCAGTCGCTTTAGGTGCTTCATCTGGTGCTAAACAGCCTAAGTTCGCTGCATCTTCATTCATGGCGTCGATGAAACGCGTGGTGAGCTGTTGGATTGTTTCACCATTCTCATTCGCACGTTTGATGATTTTGTCATCGATATCGGTAATGTTGCGAATGTAGCGGACTTTCCAGCCTTGACTACGCAAAAAACGGATAATGTAGTCAAATGCAACCATAACTCGAGCATGCCCGATATGACAGTAGTCGTAAACGGTCATACCGCAGACGTACATATCGATGTGACCTTCTTTGCGAGGTACAAATTCAACTTTTTTTCGTTGCTCAGAGTTATATAAAACAAACGGTTGCAT